AATCAGCCATATCATGCCCCCAGGAGCGTTTTCTGCCCGGTCTGAGCGGTTGTGTTTAGCCCACCTGCGCCAGTCAGGATCGTGCTGCCTGCGCCTGCCGCTGCAGCCCTGCGACGCCGCTCGTCCTCGCGCGCCTGCGTGACGCCAGGGTCGACCGCAGTCGGCGTGGACTGGGTTGGTGCATCTGGGGCGCTCGGCGGCTTGGGTGTTTCCATATCAACGAGGCCGAGCGTGGCCACTTTGACGATCTTCTTGAGCGAGCTGCCGCACATTGTTTCTACCTCGCAAACGGGTCGTAGTCGCTGAGCAGAGCCGTGCCCTGCTCGTGCGTGTGTTGGGATTTCTGGACGGGGAAGGTGAAGGTCAGGGCCAGGGCGTCGGCGTCATCAGGGCTGATACCGAGGCGCTTCTTGATGTCTGCCTTCTTCTCCAGGGCAATCTGGTCGCGCTGGTTGTGCGTGTACTCCGGCGAGGTCAACTCGGCCTCAAGGTCCGGACACTGCTCAATAGCAAGGCCAGCACGCAGCGCCTCGCGCAACATCCACCAGATGTACGTCCGCATGTTCGCGTAGTGGTTATCGGGGGCGGCGCTGGCAAAGTTCACGTCGATGATGACGATTCCAGGCATGAGCCTGCGCAGCTGGTCGGCCACTGGCCCGCCTACGCCCGTCGAGTCGACGAACACGGCGTCCGGGCGATGCTCCTGCACGACGGTACACACCTTGGCGATGAACACAGTGGTGTCGCGCGTCTCACTGCCAGGGATGCGGATAGGCTTGATCGAGCGAGCATCAAGGCCACGCCGGAAACGAATGACGTTGTTGTCAGCACCGCCGCGCGCAATGTCGATGCCACACACCAGCGCGTCAGACAGGCCGAACACAGCCTCGCGCCGCATCGCCTCGGCCACCCAGTCAGTCGGGATCAGCTGCAAGTCGGACGCCCTCGGGAACATGCCGCGCACACGGACTCGGAAGAAGTCTGAGTCTTCGCCGTAGTCATCCGCCCATTTGGCGATCTGCTGCTTGTTGGTGCCGTCAACCGTGCGCGAGTCGACCTGCTTGGTGACCCAGCGGTGCTTGTATCGCGTGAAGCACTCACGGAAGCGGCCGGTGTTGCGCGTCGGGTTACCGAAGGCCAGCCATATAATCTCGGTGCCTTCGTCCGTCAGCGCGCCCTCGGCTACCTCCCACACCTTGTCGGCAATGTTCGAGGCTTCGTCGAAGATCAGGACAATGCGCTTGCCCTTGTTGTGCAGGCCGGCGAATGCTTCGGTGTTGTGCTCGCTCCAGGGCACCGCGTCAGCCTTCCAGCTGTCAGTGTGCTCAGGGTCGACCGAGGCAACCTTCGTCGCAGTGACGTTGAACCAGTGCTTATTGATCGCCAGGCGGAACCACTTGCCGATCTCCGGCCAGGTCTTCGTCCGCAGCTGGTTCTCGGTGTTGGCCGTGACGACGACCTTGCAGTCCTCACAGGTGGACATGGCCCAGTTCAGGATCATGCCCATCTCGGCTGATTTGCCGATACCGTGACCGGACGCGACCGAGATCATCAACGGCTGGAAGCGCGTCTCTGGATTGCTTAGGTGAGCGCCAATGACGCCCATCGTCTCCCACTGCCAGTCTCGAGGACGCTCGACGCCGGCAAGCTCGCCATGCCCCCAGGGGAACGCGTACATCGCGAAACCCTGCGGGTCATGTGTGAAGCTGGCTATGTCCTCGATCAACTGCAGCTCAGGGTCAACCCCGGCGCGCGCGTTCACGAGCTGCCGCCATTTTCTCGGCCAGGCCGTCTTTAACGTCGACCGTTACATCCTGCTGGATGCGATCGCCGTATTTTTTCGGGGCGCGCCGACCAGCAACCCATTTGAGCGCTTCAATTTGCACTCGGTCAGCTGCCGCCGTCTCAGGCGTCACAGCCATCGCGGCAGTGATAATGTCCGCCTCGAACAGGTCAGCAGCCGCCTCCCTCGCGCGCGCGTACTGCTCACTGTAGGGAGGGACAGCAACCATCTTAAGCAGCATCCCCACGCTGAGCTTCATTCCCGCCGAGATCTGCCTGAGTGTCTTGCCCTCTGCAACCTGCTCGCACAGAGAGTCCACCCGCTTTCCGATCTCTTCAGGGGCTAGCGGCTTGGACATGGTGTTCTCTCTACTCGGTAGGTGCTGGCTCTACTGGCTTCACAACCTTCATCCAGTCGAAGCTGGTGAAGATTGCAACAACGACCCCATCGGATCCGATGAAGCGCAGACCGCTGGAGTCCTGAACATAGGTGTGCGCCTCAATCTCGTGAGGCTCACCAGCAGCTAATAACTGGTATTTCGTCATTTCCGTTTTCTCCACCACCGTCTAGCCGCTCTCCCCATTTCCCCTGCACAGAGGCAGGCGATGCAGATGCCTAGCCAGGTGATGAGGAGGATGGCGTGGAGGCGTTTCATGCGCCGGCCTTCTTCTCGCCGAACCGTACAGCCAGCTCACGGAGCTTCTCGGTGCCGAGGAAACCTACTGATCCGCCGACGAACGTAGCCATGCTCTGCGGGAGGCCGAAGTACTCGAGCAGCGGGACCAGGGTCAGCGTGGCGAATCCACACAGAGCGCCCTCGAGCACCATCTGCCGCTTAGTTCCGCCCCCGTACACGACTCGCAGCACGGCGATAGTCACGGACAGACAGAACGCGTACAGGCTCGGCGCAATAGCGTGCAGCCATGCGAGGACCGCAGCCCATACTTCTGGACTTTTCTCGGGCATCTTGGGCATCTCGGTTATCCCGCATGGGGCAGTTGAATTAGTCCGGCCTCACATGCGCGTGCGATCCGCTCGGGGCAAGGAGGCAGGCATGGGGCCGGAAGAGGGTTGGGCGCAGGATGGCGAGGCCTTCATCAGCCAGGTTCCGCCCGAAACGAAAAAGCCCCGACCGAAGTCAGGGCTCTTGAAGTTGTTCCGCTTACCGTATGCGGAGAGGCCATTACGCTGCCTCGGTCACACGCCTCGCCGTGTCTCAACCCGTCGACCGCTTCACGGTGCAGTTACTCGACGGCGGCCGCGTCGTCGCGACCCGTTGGCCAGCCCATGGAGAGAGGATCCGGGCCTTTCGGCTTGATGGCTTTCGCCACCCTCTCTTAGCCCATCGCATGCTGGACTTAATGCAGGTGGCCGGTGCTTATCTCCGGCTTGCGTCACTCGATCTCGGATTTGCCGGCAGGACACGAGACGCTGGTTTCCTGTTTCATGCGCATCAGCCTGCGCATTCACCCGCTCTCGGCCATCTCAACGCGTGAAATGACCAAGATAGGCATAGAATGGCTCAATGGATCAGTCATGTCAACCATCTTTGCATGACGCGAGACATTCCAGAGCAAATTGGTCCGGGTATCGCCAGCCGGCCTTGCCTGTCATCCAGTCCTTGAGCGAGGTAAAGCCAATACCTAGGCGCTTTGCAATCGCTCTCTGGCTCATTCCTTGGTTCTCTTTGATCTGCTCAACAAGGCCCCTGATGTACTCGGGGCTTTTGTTGTATTTTGTGGCGTCAGGCTTCATTCGATTTCCGCAGCCACAGCCATCAGGTCAACGTCATCGCGGATTACCAGCCCTTGGCGATCGAGGCCAACGCTGTCGTTGAAGTAGATTCGATCATCGGCGCGCAGCTGTTCGTAGATTCGCTCGGCATGGTCGCGATCAGTGCCTGTCGCATCGATGATCAGGTTGATTATTCCGTTACGGTCGTTGCTCATCATCATTCTCCTAATTAATACAGCTCGCCGAGGGCATGCTGCGCCAGCTCGACCATCTCGATATCGTCGGCAATGTCTGCGAAATCAGCATCAGTCAGCTGCTGATCAATCCGCTCAAAACTGTTCACCCATTGCGCCTCGATCTGGTTTGCGGCTGAAGCGTGCGATCCGCCCAATTCGCGCTTCGACTGAACTACCGATGCAACGTGCGCTTTCAAGAGTGCGATTGCTTGATTCTTGGTCATGGTGTTTCTCCCTGGGCTTGCCGCGCCTTCTTGGCTGGCTTGGGTGTCATATTAGAGCCGGATTCCGGCCCAGTCAACCCCCTTTCGCAGATATTTTCACGCCGCCTCGCCTGCCACCAATCCATCAGCAGCCAGGATCTCGTGCGCCTCGATCAGCGCCTGGTCAACGGCATGCTTCAAGCCCTTGCGGATGTCACGACGCCAGCGCTCTTGGGTCTTC